TGTAATTTATAAAACTATTAAAATGGGTATTGAAGCAAGTGATTATAAGTTTTATCCAGATGTACCATTATTAAATGATGTACCTGCTGAAGTAAAACCATTTGCATTTATATTTAAAACATTAGGTATAGATGTAGATTTAAAACCATATTATGCAGAAGGTGCTAAAATTAATAATACTATTAATGATACACTATCTTATGATGCTAGAATAGATGCTAATAGTAAAATCATTCCAAAAGATAAATTAATAGAATCTGTTATGCCTCCACATAAAATGAATTATACAGAACAAAATATGAGTCTTAAATTTAGACAACATGTTTATGATAACTATCAAGATAAATCTTTACCATTAACATTTAGAACTAATAATTATATGGCAGTTATGAAAACTGATTCAGCTTGGGTTGGTGAAATGACTGATGTAGATACAGGTAATCAAGCAGCAGTATTTGCAAGTCCTATAGATTCTATAAGAGCTGGTATGAGAGTAATGATTAACAATTCTACATTAATTAATAATAACACTACTAAAAGATATGGTGATGAACCTACAATTGGTGAAATACTTTCTACATATGCAGAAAATACAGATATATATCTTGAAGCATTAGAACAAAAAACTGAATTTAGTAGAGATACAACTATTAACTTTTTTGATTCTACACAAGTAAGTAAATTAATTAAATTTATGATTGAACATGAAATGGGATCAGAAGCATTTAATAAATATTATCCACCAGAAAATCAATTTTATTTAGATAACATGATATTAGAAGGATATGAATTAGGAATAAATAGTTATGGTGGTAAACTAGGTAAAGTAAGATAATGATCTCTTATCCATTTACTCCAGAAGATGCTCAAAAAACATTTGAGAAAGAAACTACACCAGTAGAATATAATGTATCTGATTTTGGCACAGGTTTTGCAGATGAAAACTTGCCTTATATGGCAATTGAATATTTAACAAATAATCAAGATTTTCCTGCTGATGAAAATTATAATCCAAAAGAAGACCCACAAATACAACCTTATAATGATTTTTATGATCATTTTATGTTTAGTAAAAGTGCAGCTGAAACTACATCTATTATAAGTAAATTAGATCAACAAGCTGAAACAAACTATGCTAGTCCTTGGTATCATCTTGGTAGAGTTACAGGAGCTTTTTTAGATCCATCATCTTTATTATTATTTACTAAAGTTGGACAAAGTGCAAAGTTATTTGGTACAGCATTTGCTGCTGAAGAAATAGCAAAACAAAATATAGATCCTGTTAGAGATGATAGTTATGTTCCTTGGACTGTAGCTGGTGGTTATGGATTACCATATGTAATTAATAAAATGGCCAAAGGTAATATTAGTGCAGCAACACATCAAAAGATTATTAAATCAGATGAAGCTTTTCATTCACCACCAAAACAAATTACACAACAAATATATGAAGATGGTAAATTTATTAATCCAAATGAAAGACCTACAACTGGAAGTGTAGGTGCAGCAGCTAATGAACAAAAAGTAAAACCAACTCCTAAACAAGAATTTGAAGGTGAAAGTTTTGTTAAAAGTAATTTAGGTATTTTTGGAGAAGACGGTCCTTGGACTAATGTATTTAGAGTTACTAAAGCAGCATCTAAAAATGCAAGAAATATGATTGCAGATATATTAGATACTCCATTACTTAAATTAAAAAATACTAAAGAGTATGGTTTTAAAGCAACAGATCCATCTATTGAACTACAATTAAGAATGAGAGAAGTAGGATCTATAGAAGCTATGAAAGATATTAAAGAACAATACATGAAGTATATTGCTAGAGTACAAGGTGCATATCCTAAAACTGAATTAGGGGTAAACATGCACAACATTATGAATAGTCAAATGTCTTTAGCTCAGTTTAGTAGAGAAGTTACATTAACAAGATTAAAAGGTATGCAGAATGATATTCCAGAAATAGCACAAGCTGCAAGAATTACACAAGATAAAGTGTATGGACCAATAGGTAAAGAAATGCAAGAACTTGGTATTCGTAAATTACCTATTGAAAGAGAATTAAATTTTTGGAAAGGTACTATGGAAACAATGAAAAAGAAGGGTGAAACTTCTAAATCATTTAAGTCTAAAGTAGATGGTACTACATCACAATATTCTGCTACAGAAATCAAAAATAAAATTGCTAAGTTAGAAGAACGCCTAAAAGCGTCAGATGGTTTAATAAAAGATTATGTTAATATAATTTATAATAAAACCAATATAGATAAAAACAAAGAATTGTTTAAGAATATAATTAGAGAAGATCTAATTAAAAGAGGAAAGTATATTAATGAAAAAAAATTAAATACTTTAGTAGATGATCTAGCAGGACATTTTCCATTTCAAAGATTTGAAAAAACAAAATATACTGATGATGTTAAAGATCTTATTTATGAAAGATATGCTTTTAACAGACCTAGATATGCTAGAGCTACAAGAGCTAGAGAGTTAAACCTTCTACCAGAAACACAAATAAAACTATTAGAAAATGATTTTATGGTTAGTGATATTTTTTCACTAATGAAAACATACTACAGACAAGTAACTCCAGATATTTTATTTACTAAAAAATACGGAGATCCAAATGGTCTAGGATATAAATACATAGATGAAGCTCAATCAATGACGTTTCCTGGATTATATCAAGTAGCTGAAGAATATAACATTAAGGCATTTAAGGCAAAAACTAAGGAACAAAAAGCCAAAATTATGGCAGAGAGAAACAAGGTTCTAGAAGATCTAGAAGCTGGTATTGAGCTAGTTAGAGGTACATATGGATTACCTGCTGATCCTCATGCTTGGACATCTAGAGCTATGAGAACAATGAAACATTATAATGCTTTAACAATGCTTACAGGTTTCTTTGCAGCAGTAGCTGATGTACCAAGAACTATTATGACATCTGGTATTCAAAGAGGTTTTAAAACTCAGTTTGAAATGTGGGGAGATATGCTATCAAATAAAAATAGAGGTATCTTTAAAGCAGGTAAAAAAGAAGCTCAGTCTTTTGCAGAAGCAGTTGATATGGTTACTGGACAAAGAGCTATGTTATTTTCTGATATTGGAGATATGTTTGGTATGTCTTCTAAAGTAGAAGGTATGATGGGGAAAGCAGCCAACTTTAATTTTATGTATATTAACATGATGTCTAGATGGACAGAATTTATGAAAAGCGCAGCATCTGTTACTATTGGTTCTAGAATCTTAGAAGACTCTATTAAATGGAGTAAAGGTACTTTGTCAGATAAATTTAAAACTAAATTAGCAGCTTCTGGTATTGATGAAGAAACAGCAAGAAGAATTGCACAAATGCACGAATTACATGGAACTAAAACTACTTATAACTTTATGGCTAATACAGCAGAATGGACTGATGATTTAGCTAAACAAAGATTTGGTGCAGCATTAAATAAAGATATTAACATTACAATTGTAACGCCAGGCAAAGGAGATACACCTTTGTTTATGAACTACGAACTTGCTAGTACTATTGTACAGTTTAAAAAATTTGCAATGGCTGCAACACAAAGAATGTTAATGAGAGGTATGCAAGAAAAAGATATGGATTTTTTATTTGGTTCTATATTATTAATGGGATCTGGAATGTTGGTAGATTCAGTGTACACAACATTTAGATTTGATAAAGATTATTCTAAAAAATCTTTAACTGCTAAACTATTAGCAGCGTTTGATAGATCTGGATTAGGTGGAATTTATGTAGATATTAATAGAGCTATAGAAGCTCTTACAGATAATAGAATTGGTATAGCTCCATTAATGGGTGAAGGTAAACCTTATGGTTCTTCTATGAAATCTAAAATTGGATTATTGGGACCAAGTGCATCTCAAATTTATAATGTGTTTGACATTATGTATGACGTAGGTGGTAAATCATATAATCATTACACAGCACGTAATGTGCGTAGATTAATTCCATTTCAGAACGTATGGTACTTGGATTGGTTATTTGACGATATAGAAAAAGGACTTCGATAAATGAGTATAACAATTTCAGATGTAGAACCACGAGTTCAATATACAGCAACAGCTGGACAAACTAGCTTTACTGTAGGATTCGAGTTTTTTAATAATGAAGATTTAAAAGTATTTAATGGTACAACATTATTAACTTTTTCTGCGTCACCAGCAGATGCAACAGAATATTCAGTATCTGGTGCAGGACAAACTGGTGGTGGATCTATTACATTAGGTTCGCCTGGTGCAACACTTAATGATATAATTACTATATCTAGAGATGTTGCTATTGAAAGAGTTACAGACTTTCCAACATCTGGAGCTTTTCAAATAGGATCATTAAATACTGAATTAGATAAAATTATTGCTATGTGTCAGCAATTAGAAAGAGATTTAAAATTTTCTCCAAGAGCTGCTGCTACTACAGCAAATACATTTGATATTACATTTCCAAACCTTGCTGCTAATAAAGTATTATCAGTTAACAGTGCAGGTAATGGATTAGAATTTGCACAAGATATAACTGACATTACAACTATTGCAGGAATAGCTAGTGATGTAAGTGCAGTTAGTGCAATAGCTGCTGATGTTACATTAGTTGCAAATGATGCAACAGATATAGGTATTGTGTCAACTAATATTGCTTCAGTCAATACGGTAGCAACAAATATTGCTGATGTAATAAAAGTAGCTGATGATTTAAACGAAGCTATATCAGAAGTAGAAACTGTAGCAGACGATTTAAATGAAGCTGTATCTGAAATTGATACAGTTGCTAGTAATATTACAGATGTTAATACAGTAGGTAATGCAACAAATATAAACAATATAACTATAGTTGCAGGTCAAATATCTCCAACTAATAATATTTCTACAGTTGCTGGAGCAAATGCAAATATTACAACAATTGCAACAGATCTTAATGGAACTGATACAATTGGAACAGTTGCTACTGATTTATCTGGATCAAATACAGTAGGAACAGTTGCAACAAATATTGCAGCTATTACTAATGTAAATACAAATTTATCTGTTATTTCAAATGTAAATACTAATTTATCAATAATATTAAATGTTAATACTAATTTGTCTGATGTTCAAACTGTGTCAACAGATTTATCTGGTAGTAATACAATAGGTACTGTAGCAACAGATTTATCTGGATCTAACAATATTGGTACTGTAGCTACTAATATTGCATCTGTTAATTCATTTGCAAATATATACAGAATTGGTAGTACTAATCCTACAACATCTTTAGATGAAGGTGATTTATTTTACAATTCAACTGATAATGTTTTAAAATACTATAATGGAAGTGCGTGGACAAATGTAGAATCTACTGATACTTCTAATTTAGCAACAAATGGATTTGCTATAGCCATGGCAATTGCATTATAATAAAGGAGATATATGGCACAAAACTTTAGAAGATACACAAGCAACGATGTAGGAACATCTGCTGCAACATTATTTACTGCTGACAGTTATGATACTGTAGTTGGTATATCTGTTGCTAATGTTACAGCATCTGCTGTAGTAGCATCAGTTTATATTAATGATGGTA